GGAGCCGCTCGATGGGAATGGTGCTGGCCGTGCCGGTGTTCGACGTGCGCAGGATCCACGCCTCGCCGAGGCCCTCGCCGACAAGTCCCTGCACGATGTTCTCGACATTCGTCGGCCCCGGTCCCATGCGCGGCAGGTTGGCGAGGAACCCCATGGTGTCGGCCCGGACGCAGCCATGACCGCCGCCGAAGCGTCCCGAGGCGATCAGCACGTCGATCGGCCCGGTCAGGCTGAGTGCGCGCATCCAGCCGAGTGTCGTGAGTGATACGAAGCCGCCGGCATTGTTGGTCAGGCTGTTGCCGCGGCGCCCGAAGCTGTCCACGACCGCCATGGCGTCGAGATCGATCTTCACGATCGGCCTGGTGTTGCTGATGCCGACCTGGGTGTAGGCATACCCGTCGCCGCCGATGAAGCAGTGATCGAACCCGAAATTGTCCCTGTAGAGGTTCAACGCGTCGGCCAGCGCGTCGGAAATCAGATCCTCGGGCTGTGCCTGCGCCAATTCCTCCATCGTGCGCAGATCGAATAGCCGCAGACCGTCCGGGGTCAGCATGAGCTGCCGCTGGCGCGGCCAGTCAGTGGCCCCGTAGCTCGTCAGCACGCTGTCGAGCCCGCCGCCCGGCAGGTTGGTGCTCTTGAGCGCAGGGTACGCCGCCTGCGCGTTGAACGTCACCTCGGCGGTGATGTTGGGGATGCGGTTGCCGAAGTTCTCCAGCGGCAGATCCTCGAACACCAGATAAGCCAGCCCGCGAAAGGCTGGGGTGCGGCCATGGCCCTCTGCAGCCTCGATCAGCGGATCGGGCAGCTGGTCCTCGCGCCCCTCATAGAAGCGGAACTCCAGACCGGGGATGGACACATCCGGATTGGTCCCGCGCGCGTCATGGATGAGCTTGCCATCGGCCCAGATCCGGATGAGGTCGCCGGCCGGGCCTTCGGCGAGGCCGAGCGCGAAGGAGGCGTAGTAGCCGTAGGTCGTCTGACGCTGACCGCCGCCGCCCTTGCCGCCCACCTTGCGGGTCTGGCGCGCCTCGCGGATCCCCGGCGCCCAGATCACGTTGCCGGAGGCGCGCATCGTGCCGTAAATGAGCGGGATCGGCGCGCCCCAGGCCGAGGAGGTCACCGACAGATCACGCAGCCGCGGCCCCTCGATATCGGGCTGGTCGGGGCCGAACAGGAGCGAGCCGACGGTCGATCCGATCAGCCAGCCGGCCTGCCAGCCCAGCCCGAGCGCCGTGCTCCCCAATGCGCCCGCGCCGGCAATGGCCAGCACCGCCATCAGACCACCTCTGGGATGCGCCACGCGGCGCGCCGGCGCGACAGCCATGGCTCGATCAGCGGTTCCTCGAGCACGCAGCGCCGCAGCGCATGCGCGTGCAGAAGATGCGGGACACCGTGCCGCGCGGTCAGAAACCCCGCATGGCAGGGATAGCTGGTCTCGGCAAAGACCAGGATATCGCCGGGGCGCGCCTCGGGCAGTGCGACCGGATCCAGCGCGCGGGCAAATTCCTCCAGGAGCCTGGTGCCGGTCGCGCGCCGGTCATAGCCCAGCACATCGTGATGCGGCACGCCGAGCGCATCTGCGACCACGATCAGCAGCCCGATGCAGTCCACGCCGGCGGGCCCGCGCCCCTGATGGCGCCAGCGCGCCCCGATCCAGCGGCGCGCCTCGGCAACGATCTCCTCACCGGTCATAAGCTCACCTGGCATTGGGCGTCTCCGTCAGCTTGTCGGCGCCGGGCACGAAGGGATCCCCCCGGAAATTGAGCACATTGTCGAACCGCTCGATGCAGGTGGAGAGCCGCTTGTCGCAGCCGGGATAGATCTCGAACGCGTCACCGGTCCCGACCGGAAAGGGCGGCGGGAAGGAGAGCACCAGATCGCCCGTTGCCAGATCCGAGCCGCGCACCTCGATGGCCCGGCCGCCGTTCTGGCCCGACGTGAAGATGATCACGCCGCCCGCGAACCAGTCGTCGGGTTTGTCGGTGACGTCGATCGCGGCCGTGAACGACAGCGCATCAAGCGGCGCGGTGACAAGCCCGGGCCGTGTCCATTGCGGATCGCCGATCTCCACCCCGCAGCGCGCATCGCCGAGATCGGCGCGGCAATCGGGCGTGTAGGGCTCGATCAGCCGCTGCGCGAGCACCTGGGACATGCCGCGCAGTTCGGTGCGCCACTGGCCCTCGCTCGACAGCATGACCTCGCCCAGCCAGCCGCGGCGCAGCCGGAGGGTCCCCTGCGCTGGATCCTGCCAGTTGACCACGAAGATCCGCACCTCGGCGCCGTCATAAAGCCCGGCCCGCAACGCGTCCGCCTCGAGCCCGGCGTCGTCGAGCACACCCTCGAGATCGACATTGCCGACCGCCAGCCCGGCCTCGGAGGCCACGGCGGTGCGCGAATAGCCTGCGCGGGCGCGGTAGATCTCGCCGTCGACCGCGAGATCGCCATCGTGATCGGTCGCACGAAACACCACGCCGTCGCGACGCGCGAGCCGCCAGCAGGTGGCCAGCGTGAGCACATCGCCCTCGAGATGCGCGGCCAGTTCGGGGGAGACCGCCTTCATTCGCGGATCTCCACCACGGTTATGCGGCCCCATTGCTGCATCTCGAAGGTCTCCACGGTGAGATCGGCGGCATCGGTGTCGAACCGCGCCGGCACGTCGAACTCGAAATCCGCGGTGACCGCGACGTTCGGATCCGGCGGTGTCGAGAACGTCACCAGGCCATTCGCGTGATTGATGGACCAGCCGGAGGTTGCCGCGACGCCATCGCGATACACGACGACCGTGCCATCGACCGGCCGCGTGATCCGGCGTTCGTGAATGATCCCGCCGCTGTCATAGCGCCGGACCAGCTGAAACGCGGTCTGCTCCCCGTCGCCCGTGCCGAGCAGCTGTCCCGCCGCCCGGAAATCCGTCCAGTCCCTGAACCGAAACCCGTGCGCGCGGCCGCGGCGGGCGTAGAAAAAGGCGAGGAATGCGGCGACATCGGCGCGGGAGCGGATGCCTGTCGAGACATTCCATTCGCCGCGCGACCGCTGCCATTGCGCCACGCGCTGCTCGCGCCCGCTCTGCGTGGCGGTGATCGCCGTCAGGAACCGCGGTCCGCCACTGGCCCCGTAGGCGATGGTGGCGGGAAACTGCACATCGTGAAAGTCGGTCATCGGATCTCCTACCTGTTGCGCCGAGCCCGCGCGATGGCGCGGCTCATCTCGGCGGTGATCTGGCCCTGCGACCGCCGGAAGCTGTCGGCATCGGGCGTGGTGATGCTCATGTTGACGGTGACGCCGCTGCCATTTCCGCGGTCGCCGCCACCACCGCGCTGCGATTCCGCCACCTCGCGGCGCGACAGCACCCGCTCGCCGCTCTGCAGGATTGCAGGAACCTCGTCCGGGCGGAGACCGGGATAACCGCCAGCATGGAACCGTTCTGCTCCGGCGAAGGCCATGGCCGGCACCTGCCGCTGCGGCAGTGCCGAGACACCGATCACGCCGCCGGAATGCGCCACCGCCGCGGTGAGGCTGCCGCCCAAGCTACCTCCAAGCCCGCTCCCCATCTCGCCGAGCGCGCCGCCCAGCCAGTTGGCGAGCGGCCCAAGCACCGCCGAGCGCAGCGCGATGCGGGTGATGTCCTCCAGGATCGAGTTGGCGAGATCGCGGAAATCCACCTTGCCCTTCGTGACCAGCGTCAGAAGCGCGTCCTCGGCTCCGCGAAACGCACTGACCAGCGCATCGCCGATCTGCCGGCCGGTCTCCATTGCACTGTCTGCATAGCCCTGCAGGCTTTCTGCGACGCCATCCCAGCCCCGCGCCGCCGTTTCTCCCGCGGCCGCGATCGCGTTGCCGGCCTCTGTGGCCGCGTTGGCCGCACGTCCAGCGGCACCGCCGCTGCTGTTTCCAGCACCGTTTGCACCCTCGGTGCCACCGGCGATCCCGTCGAAGGCATCTCCGATCCCCGACACGGAGTCCGCGGCCCCATCGGCCGCCTCCGATGTCCGCGCCAGCACCTCGCGGATCGCCGCCACGGACTCGAGCGGCCCGGTTGCCGCCCTGCGCAGTTCCCCGGCCACGCCTTGGAGCGCGGCCTGCGTCGCGCGCGCCTCATCGGCATAGGCCCCGAGCCCGAGATCGGGGATCCGGTAGTCCTTCTCGAAGGCTTGCGTGAAGGCCTCTGCCGCACGGCCGCCGGCATCACGCGCCACGCCCGCGAACCGGTTCTCGAGGCCTCCAAGGCTGACATCGTCCAGCGCCCCGATGCGCAGCCCGTCCTCGCCCACGGCCCATGCCGGCAATGCGGCGAGCACCGTGTTGATCCCCGCGATGAAGCGGTTCACGCGCCCGATCACCGCGTTCAGCAACCGCTCCACGCCGCGCACCATGGCATTGGCCGCCCCGGTCACCACCTCGCCCAGCAAGGCCGGCAGATCGGACCAGATCGCGCTTGTTGCTGCAAAAGCCCCGCGCCAGGTGTTGATGATCAGCGACGCCCCGCGCGCGACCGCGTCAAGGCTGGCCTGCACGCCGTCCGCGACACTGGCCCGGATCCCTGCCCATGCGGCCGCCACCG